AATTGCATCGTGCATTTCATCCCCTTCAGACACGCTATCTTCTCTGTATGCGTGTAGAGCATCCCAAATAATTTCAAGTTGTTGTTTTATATCGTGCATTTTTAGCCCCTTAAAAGTTTTGATAAATGAATTTATCGTCTGAAGTTGACCCAATAACTGAAGTGCTATCACATAAATAATCCATAACGTGTTGCTTTTGCTTTTCTTCGCTTTCAGTGCTATCAATATCAATGGAATAATCTGAAGCAATAGCTTTCCAGTGTTGTTCGCTATATTCGCAGCATAATGAAATAACGTCTAATTCAATATCTTCGTCATTATCTCTTTCATAAGATTCTATATAATCGAATAACTGTTCTAAACCTTCACGGGAAAAGTTATCAGGGCGAATTGAGTTAAAAGCATGACGAAAATCGTCAAAATGTACCGCTGTTTTCATGTTAAAACCTCTTGAGTTGAAAAACCTAGGGAAACACCTAGGCCAATAACCCCCAATTAGAGGGTTATCAGTCTAAGCATTAGGCGGCTTTTTGCTGCACTTGCATGAAATCAGGGTTTAGACCTTGATAGATTCCAGCATCGTTACGCATGGGCATAACAACAACAACAGCATCGTTTTGGTTATTGTGAATAGCCCCTGAATAGTCACCCCGTTGCGACAATGGGAATACTTTTCCCTTTTTAGTCCCGTAATACATGGCTAATGCTTCGTTACCCTTAACGATCAATTCGGGGTCAAAATAGCTAATTTTCAACTCTGAAAACGCATCCCTAGCGGGTACAACACGGGAAATGTCAGGATAACGTGCATCTATTGCTTGAAAACGTGCATTTCCAAGCAAATAATAGTCCTTTGCACCCCCTTCAATCGTTTCAAGATCGATAAATTCGGCCTTTTTATCAATGGCCTTGATCGTATCTGAAGGAATGATTATTTGAAACCCGTATGCTTCAGGGGCTTGATGTACTTCAATCGGGCATTGTCCTGCAAATAAAATGTGACCATCTGTCCCGTAAACCATTGCAATTTGAGGGTGATTGATTGATACGCAAACCCCCTGCAAGTAATAACGCAAATCTTTTTTTGCTGCACAGATTAAAGCTGCACGTAAAACGCTGGTTTTTAATGTGATTTTCATGTGATCGCCTATTCAAAAAGTTAAGAAAATCCTAGTGAGACACTAGGCCATAAACCCCTATTGCTAAGGGTTTACAGTCTAATCACTGTATCGTATCAGTTTGTGAAATGTGAAATACAGTAGAACGCCTACAAAGCATAAAACTGTTTTCGCTGTTTTTGTCCTTTGCTGGAATCCATGTAACTACTTTCACGCCATGTTCACCCTTGCGAACTTGTCTATTAAGGGCTAACCATGCGTTAAAGGTAAACACGTTTTCACGGGGAATAATGTCACTTGCTGGAATTCCCTTGTCAGCAAACCCTTGCATGATTGCCTGATAGTTAGCTAACGAATCCCCGTTTTTAGCCCGATTAAGTGATTCGATTGATTGTGTGATCTTATCCATGATTTTGAACGCCTATTAAAAATTGTGAACTATTTAACTAAAATGTCAAAATATGCAAGCAAACCAGCACACAATGACAAACCTAAAATTATCGCTGCAACGATATCCCTATGATTTTCGTTCATGGTTTTCCCCTTAAATTGATTGTGAGTCGCAAAGTGTTATGAGTGATTCGTTAAACATAAAATCAGCACCAAATTTGTTGGAACTATTCGTTACAACGTCATAAAATGCTCTTTTCAACGAAGCATATTCGTTTTGCTGCCACTTAGAAAACCATTGTTCTTTTCCGTCATGTCGAACAATTTTCCAATCATCCCCCATGTCATAAGCTTTAACGAATAAAGAACCTACTTTATAAAATGCTTTCATTGTTTGCCCCTTAGAGTGAGGGTGAATCGGTGCAAATACAAACGAACTGTTCAAATTTTGGTGCACCAAATAATGATTGCACAATGACATTACGCCCCGTGTGTGTGTAGCTCACAATCCGCATTGTTTTGCCATGTACTGAAATGTATTGGCCAATTTTGTATTGACCTTTAGGAATAAAAGCAAATTTCATGATGTAACGCCTATAAATTGCACTTTCCGATTGAAAGTAAAGTAATTTTATGGGCTAAAAATAAAAAAACCATAGGGACAAACCCTAATAAAGTACAATTATTTCAAATTATTTTATGGGGATGACATGGCAAGGCCGTCAACACCACAAACCCGATACTTTCAACGACAACTGACAGCCCCTGAAAAACTGATACTTTTAGCGGCTGGTGAGGGTAATTTGATAAAGGGTTTTGCGAATGTCCTGGCACTGTATCAGGAAGCTCACAATCAAGGGTATCGCCCTGACGTGGAAACGGGTTATTTAAAAATAGGTCGCGCAACAACAGACAGCCCCGATACAAGTGAACCAGTAAGGGATAAGACAAGTAACGTATAGACAAACACAATGACAAACAATAAAACAAGTACCCTGAAAAAGCAGCCGCAGTGTCTCACGCACTCAATCTAAATGAGAATCATTCGCATCTAGGGTAAACCCTAACCTGTATAGATAAACAGTACTGGCTGCTTGTACAGTAGTAGAAACCCTTAGGTAGAAACCCTAGTAGGGTAAACGATAGGTAGTGAGATGATGGGGGGGGAGGGGGTAGGTGGGGTTGGTAGATATTTGTGGTACACCCTATCCTTAGAAAAAGCCAAAATGAACTAATCCATTCCAAGGAGGAGAAAATGGAAAAAAGAGGAAGAGGAAGACCCAAGGGAAGCGTCAAGATGACCATACAGAGGTTTGCTGACAATCCGCCCTTGGTACTACCTAAGACAGACCATCAACGTCTGAAGGAGCTTAAAGAGCTAATGATTAGGAGTGGGGGTAAGGATGTTGCTCAGAAAGTCATAGAGATAGCCCTTAATGATGAGCATCCCCATCAATTAGTAGCTTTGAAGATGTGTTTAGATAGGACTCTACCTGTGAGCATGTTTGAGAAGGATAAGTCTCAAAGGAGTGCTGTAACCATCAATATCACTGGATTGGGACAAGAACCGACCATTGTTGAGCAAGCAGAAGATGTAGAGGCTAAATATGGCTGATTTAAACTTTAGTCTACTTCCTTGGCAACAAGAGGTCTTTGCTGACAAAACAAGGTTCAAGGTTGTGGCTGCTGGGCGTAGGTGCGGTAAGTCACGTATGGCGGCAGTTACACTGTTGATAGAAGGACTCAAGTGTCCACAAGGCTCTGCGGTTCTCTACGTTAGTCCCACTATGGGGCAATCAAGACAGATCATCTGGGATTTACTGTTAGACCTTGGTAGAGATGTTATACAGAACTCCCACGTAAACAACCTAGACATTACCCTGATAAACGGGGCTAGGATATACGTTAGGGGTGCGGATAGACCTGATACGCTTCGTGGAGTCTCTTTAACTTACGCTGTACTAGATGAGGTAGCAGACATTAAACCAGAGGCTTGGGAACAGGTTATACGGGCTTCTCTGTCAGACAAGAAGGGTAGAGCCTTGTTTATTGGCACTCCAAAGGGTAGAAACTGGTTTCACGATACCTTTAAGCTAGGTGAGAGTGGAGAGGACTCAGATTGGAAGAGTTGGCACTTTACGACTGCTGATAACCCTTTGATCGACCCATCTGAGATAGAAAGTGCTAAAAAGACCCTGAGCACCTTTGCTTTTAAGCAAGAGTTCATGGCTTCCTTCTCCAATGCGGGATCGGACGTTTTTAAAGAGGAATGGGTTAAGTTTGGTGAAAGACCTAATAAGGGGTCGTTCTATATCTCTGTTGACCTAGCGGGGTTCGAGGAAGTTGCTAAACAGGCGGGTAACGCTAAGAAGAGACTAGATGAGTCCGCTATCTGCGTAGTGTATGTAACAGAGGATGGGAAGTGGTTTGTTGAGAAGATTATCCACGGAAGATGGGATATTAGAACGACTGCTGTGAACATCTTGATGGCTATTAGGGACTACAAGCCTTTGAGTATTGGGATTGAGAGGGGAGCGTTAAAGAACGCTGTTTTGCCCTATTTGAGCGACTTAATGAGAAAAAGTAACATCTATGCCCATATTATTGATTTAACGCATGGGAATAGGAAAAAAGCAGATAGAATTATCTGGGCATTGCAAGGAAGGTTTGAACATGGCAGAATCACGCTTAATTCGGAAGAGAATTGGGATGATTTTGTTGACCAACTTCTAATGTTTCCCGCACAGGGAGTTCACGATGACCTTCCTGATGCGCTTAGTTATATAGATCAGTTGGCTGTAACTTCATACTTTCAAGAAGATGAAGAAGATGAATGGCAACCGATAGACATCATATCAGGGGTTTGAGCATGGAATTTCAAGAGCCAACAGATTCAGACAAAGAGATAGTTCAATTCGTTGTCAACCATTGTGATAGATGGAGAGACTGGAGAAACACTAATTACTTATCTGATTGGCTGGAGTACGAGCGCATCTTTACGGGTGAGTGGGATATTCAAGACAAGACCCGAGACTCCGAGAGAAGCCGTATTGTCACACCCGCTACCCAACAAGCCGTAGAAACCCGTCACGCTGAGATCATCGAGGCTATCTTTGGTCAGGGTGAGTTCTTTGACATTGAAGATGATATTCGTGATGTCAACAACAATCCTTTAGATGTAGCCGCTATCAAGGCTCAACTGATGGAAGACTTCAAAGTAGACAAGATTCGTAAGTCTATCGACCAGATTGAGCTGATGGCAGAAATCTATGGTACTGGCATTGGTGAGATTGTTGTCAAAACAGAGAAGATTTACGTTCCTTCTACCCAACCAATACCTGGTCAAGTCGGTCAAGCCGCTATTGGTGTGATGGAAAAGGACAGGATTGCCGTCAAGATTGTTCCTGTTAACCCTAAGAACTTCTTGTTCGACCCCAATGGGACTTCTATTGATGACTGCATGGGTGTGGCTGTTGAGAAATATGTCTCTATCCACAAAATTGTTAAAGGCCAAGAAGAAGGTATCTATCGTAAGGTAGCTATCGGTACTGACTCAGAAGACACAGACTTAGAGCCTACCCAAGAGGTAAGCCAGTTCCAAGACGATAAAGTTAAACTTTTGACTTACTACGGCTTAGTCCCTAGAGAGTACATTGAGCAACTAGAGAATGAAGAAGAAGTAGAAGACTTGTTCCCTGAAGACTCTATCCAAGATGACTATTCTGACTTGGTAGAGGCTATTATCGTTATCGCCAACGATGGTGTTCTCTTAAAAGCAGAGAAGAACCCATACATGATGAAAGATAGGCCGATTCTGGCTTATCAAGACGATACAGTTCCTAACAGACTACTCGGTAGAGGTACTGTAGAGAAGGCTTACAACTCTCAAAAGGCTATTGACGCACAGATTCGTTCACATTTGGACTCTCTGGCGTTGACTACAAGCCCTATGATTGCAATGGATGCCACGAGACTTCCACGAGGTGCTAAGTTTGAGGTAAAGCCAGGCAAGGCAATCCTGACAAACGGCAACCCCGCAGAGATTTTGTTCCCCTTCAAGTTCGGAAATACCGATTCTGGGAACATAACAACTGCCAAAGAGTTCGAAAGAATGCTTTTACAAGCTACTGGTACTCTTGATTCACAGGGAATGGTCTCTGCTGTGTCTAGGGACTCCAATCAAGGCGGTATCTCAATGGCTGTGGCTTCTATTATCAAGAAGTACAAGCGTACATTGGTGAACTTTCAAGAGGATTTCTTGATTCCTTTCATCAACAAGGCTGCCTTTCGGTATATGCAGTTCGACCCTGAGAGGTATCCTACTGTTGACATGAAGTTTATTCCGACTGCTGCTTTAGGGATCATCGCTCGTGAGCATGAACAACAACAGTTCATCTCCTTACTCCAGACTCTTGGCCCTAACACGCCTGTTTTACCTGTCATTCTTAAAGGAATCATGGCTAACTCATCTTTGTCTAACAGATATGAGTTGATTCAGATGTTGGACGAGATGTCTAAGCCTGATCCACAAGCACAGCAGATGCAACAAGCACAGGCTCAGTTGGCTATGCAGTCGGCTCAAGCTCAGATTGCAGTACAGACTACCCAAGCAGAACAAAATCGTGCTGAAGCGCAAAAATTGATGACTGAAGCGCAATTATTGCCTCAAGAACTACAGGCTAAGGTACTTTCTAGTACAACCAAAAACCTTCCTACGGGTGGAGAGCCTGCTGAGTTTGACAAGCGGGTAAAGATTGCTGAGTTGATGCTTAAAGAAGCTGACATTAAGAACAAATCTAAGATTGTTGAGATGCAGATGTCGGATAAGATGGAGAAAGCGTTTCTTGATCGCATCACTTCGGAATTGAAATAATGGAACTGCTGAAAAACCTTGAAGGAATGTCTGCTGATGAGCAGATGAGTGCCGTTGTGGAGCTTCAAAAAGCCGCCATGAAGACGCTAGAAGAGCAAAAACAAGCCTCTATCGGTAAGAGTGCCGAGATGGTCATTCAAGGTTTAAAGAAGATTAAAGCCGACTTTGAAGCCAAGTTTGACTCTCTAAACTACGACATTCAGACCAAAGTTGCTAACCTGAAAGACGGACAACAAGGAATACAAGGTCAAAAGGGTGAGCAAGGCGACCGAGGACTAGATGGTGCTCAAGGAAGAGATGGAAAGTCTGGTCTTGATGGTAAAGACGGACTAGACGGAAAAGACGGGATTAGCGTCCAAGATGCCAAGATTGACTTTGATGGCAGTCTAGTTATTACTCTTTCTGATGGCAGAGAAATCAACGTAGGCGAGGTAGTTCCTGTTGATGTTGCTCAGACAATCCACAAGATTCAGAGTGGATCAGGTGGTGACTCACAGACAACTTTAAACGCCATTGCCGCCCTACAAGCCACGATTGCCACTTATGGCACGATGGCAACACAGAACGCTAATAACGTAGCCATTACAGGCGGCACAATCAACGGCACAACGCTTGGAGCAACAACCCCTGCTACGGGTGTGTTTACGACGCTTACTGCTCAGACAGAAGTGTTAAAGGGTACTGGGCAGAATTTACTGTTGCAATCGCAGACTTTTAACACAACTTGGACAACCTCTGCCACAACTTTAACAGGCTCACAGTCTGACCCATTAAGTGGAAGTACAGCATTTAAATTAACAGCCTCTGCGACAACAGCACAACATTTTTTGTTTCAGTTTTTACCAACTGCAAATTCAATAAGTGGAGTAACTTACACTGTTTCTATTTATGCAAAACCATCAGGTTACAACTTTTTACACTTGCAATATGGTAATGCTGGTCAAGGTGCTTATTTTAATTTATCAACTGGTGCAATAGTTTCAAACGGCTCAGGCATAACTTCTACAATAACTGCCGCTGGAAATGGTTATTACAGATGTTCAATAACCACAACAACAACATCAGCATCTTATTTAGTTAATGTATTTCCAAGTCCTGACGGAATCAACAATAACTATACTGGAGATGGCACAAGTGGTATTCTAATTTGGGGCGCACAAGCAGAATTTGGAACAGTTACCAATACCTATAATGTAACTACAACATCTATTGTTTACGGAACTCCTACCCTATCTTTTTCAGGTGTATCCACAATAGGATTACAGTCTGATGGTTCTCTGTATGTCCAACCTGCGGGTACTGGTGCATTACAAGCACAAGCCACTACATCATCTGCTACTGGTGGTAATGCTCGGGGTGCTAATGCTGTTGATTGGCAGACAAGTAGGAATAATGCCGCAATGGTGGCAAGTGGAACTAACTCAACTATTGGTGGCGGGAATCTTAATAGGTCATCATCAACTTATACAGTTGTAGCAGGTGGAAACAGTAATACTGCATCAGCGTTTGGTTCTGCTCTTGTTGGTGGAAATACAAATACTTCATC